AGTCTATCAGGCTTTGATGATCGTCTCGGTCAAGGTCATGTACAACGACGAATTCATCAAATCTTTGCTTAAAGATGTAACCGACCAGTCGCTGGTTCTGTCGAAAAACATCGTTCTGGTTGTTTTTATCCTGGTTTCCTTGTGCAATATAGCCGCGATCGTGTATCTGGCGCGCAATCAGGATTATTTCGTGGATACGCACAAAGACGAGGGCGATTCTGCTCCGGATTAGCCCGGTTTTGTGGTAGAATAAGCGTATGAAAACCCTGGCACAAATAGCCGGTCGTCTGGGCGCTATAAAAAGAAATAGGTTTTATGGTAATCCTGGCACTGCAGAAAGCCGCAGAAAAGGCGGGATCGTTTCTTATTCGAGATTCAAGTCATTGGCTGAATGTTCCAGCAATGCAGGTTTTAAGCTTGAAAAGAAGATAGCTGTTCCTTCCCATGATCCGTTATTGGCAGAATTCCTGGGCATTGTAATCGGCGATGGGTCGATTAGCGATTATCAAGTAAGGATTTATTTTAACGCTAAAACCGACGCTGTTTATGCAGGTTTTGTTAAAGATCTGGTCTTGCAGCTATTTCAGATTGGTGCTACTTTGGCAAAACGGCCTAAAAATACTTTAGAGCTGATTATATCGAGCCGGGCATTGGTAAAATTTCTATCTTCTGCCGGTCTTCAAAAAGGCAATAAAGTCAAGAATCAAATTGCTGTCCCTGCGTGGATTCAGGAAGATAGTGCATGTTCTCATGCATGCTTACGGGGACTAATGGATACGGATGGGGGCGTTTACTTCCATACCCATATAACGAAAGGTATCAAATATCGACATATGGGGTTATGTTTTACTAGCCGTTCCAGACCGCTTCTCGATGCTGTTGAACAAGTATTGCTGCAAATAGGAATACCGGCAAGGAATGATGAGCGGGAAAGAGTCGAAGTTTACAGCAAAGATTCCATTGAGAAATACATGAATTTGATCGGCAGCCATAATTTGAATCATTTAAAAAGATTCCGGTTGCATAAGAATACTATAGTAGCTTAAATTTATAGATTTGGAGAGGTGCGAGAGCGGTTGAATCGGCATGTCTGGAGAACATGTGACTCGCAAGGGTCCCAGGGTTCGAATCCCTGCCTCTCCGCCATTGTTGACGCTCAGGCGAACCCTGTTCGGTGCTGGTAACAGCAACGGGCAGGGTTTCCTGTTTTTTAGGGTCAATTTGGCAGGTTAGTTCCTCGAACGGTTCCCCGATGTACATCCGCATTATCACATGGTCATCATGGACGTCTATGGCTTTAATAAGGGCCTTTAGCAGGGTTATTTGGGCTTCTGCGGGGGCTTTGTCCAGATGCGCCATGGCAAACCGCAGGTTTGAGTATAAGTATTCGCTGGAGTGGATCGACATGTCAGCGGCTCTGCGGCGTGCCAAAGCCTTCGATAATTGATCTTCCAATACCGTGACTTCTTTCTCGTAGGCGTCCATTTTCTCGGAGTAGGTAACGCCTTTTGAAATCACTTTGTCTATGGCAAGGTTTAAGAGTTTAGACGCCGCTTTTTTGGCTTTATCGAGTTTCTTTTGGAGGGTTTTAATTTCTTTTTCGTAGATGTCCAGTTTGGTTGCATTGTCCTTGATTGCGTTACCCATCGCCTTCACGATTATTTCCTGATCCTTGGATGCTCGCCTAAAGAAGGCAATCACCGCTTCATCAAACGCCGTAGCGGATATCCGCTTGGTGTCACACCCGAGTCTTTGTCTCGCCCGGCTGCATTCATAATAATAAAAGATGTTTCCATTATGGCTGTGAGCTATGGCGCAGACGAAGCTACTTCCGCATTTCCCGCATCGCAGTAATCCTTTCAAACGCTGGTTATAATCCTTGGCTATTTTTTTAAACCTATGGCCGGGGAGGTTTGCCGAAATAACCCGGTTAGCTTTTCCCCAGAGTTCTTCATCAACGATCGCAAGATGTTTGCCTTTGTTGAGTTCCCCCGAATACGAAATTATGCCTTTGTAAAACGGGTTCTTTATGATCTTAGCGACCGTTTGTTTTCGCCACAGCAGTTTCTTTGCGGTAGGCACTTCATTTTGTATGAGGGTTTGACCGATTTCGCTTAGGGTTTTATTATCGGAGGCTAACTCAAAAATGCGCCGTATGTGCGGAGCTATCGTTTCGTCGATTTCATTTTTATGGGGTTGTCTGCCGTTTGGAAGCGGCTCGCCGTCTTTGACTTGTTTGTAGCCAAACGGTGGTCTACCGGCAACCCATTTGCCTTGTCTCGCTCGGGCGATCGCTGAGGCTTTGACACGCTCACCGGTTAGCTCACGCTCAAAAGCGGAGAGCAGACCTATGATGCCGATAACGACTCGCCCGATCGCTGTTGAGCTGTCGAGATTCTCACGCACGGATAAGAAGTCAACTTCTTGCGCCTTGAAAATATCAATCATGCTGTAAAGATCACGAGGGTTGCGGGTGAGACGGTCAAGGCGGAAGAAAATAATACCGTCAAAAGATTTGGTTTTTTGGATATCTTTCAAGATCGCCTGTATGCCCGGGCGGTTGAGATCCTTCCCGGAATAGCCATCGTCGTTAATCACGCCATTATCGCCAAAACTCGATAGCTCGTAGCCGAAGGCATCCATCATGTTCTTGCAGTGATGCGCTTGGGCGTCCAGCGTGGTGTAGTCGCCTTGCGCCTGATCATCGGTTGAGCATCGTGTGTAAATAACGAATCGTTTTCTTTTCTTATCTTGAACTATTGGTGCGATCATTGTTCTCCTTTCCTATCTGCTTTACAACACCCCTATAACAACCCCTCGGACAAGTCAAGCTATATCAAGCCCGTTAGCCGACAAGAGGTCTCACTTGTATATTCCGGTTTTTTTGGTTTTTTGTCGGAATTTTTCCGACACTTTTCAGCGATTTCCGGAATGTACGCCTTAGAGGTGATACCAAATGGGCAAACCGTTAGTTAGTCAGTTTCAGAAACGCTTTGGCGACCGCATCACGGCCGTTTATGCCGACAAGCCCCGCACTGTGGTTGATCAACAGGTGCAGGGGGAAACCTTGGCAAAAGCTGTTACGCAGGTGATTGCCGGAATCCTTAAGCGAGAACCCACGCAGGAGGAGTTGCTCGGGCTTGTTGATATATCCGAGTCGCACTCTCGTCGGAAATCCTAAATCACGGAGCCCTCCGTGATTTTGTGAGGGGGTTAAAAGAGCTATCCTTTAGTTGGGCTTATTTGAGACACCGCAAAAAAAAGAAAGCGGAGGTGTCTCATGATGAGTCCAAGGTACGAAGGTCTGTTTCAAGATTGGGAAATCGGAGTAGCGAAAAACGTAATTGAGAGATTCAGGAAGCAGTGGAAATGTTTGGAGCTGGAAGGATTTGACGATCTTCTTCAGGAGTGCTTATCTCACTGGCATTTCTCAAAAGATGATTACAATCCCGCCGCCGGTGCGAATATCCGGACGTTCATGTCCAGAGTCGTGGCGCATAAACTCCAGCGTCTTATCGAAAAGCACACAGCGGGGAAACGTAAAGCCGGAATCAACAACGTCTCATTAAACGAGCCGATCTCAGATGAGGAGGGCTCGCCTACCTATTTAGACCAGCTTTCAGAAGATGAAAGTCACGTCTCAAATCTGCATATCACCGCCTTACTAAAAATTGATATCTCACGGACTGTTGAAAAGTTGACCCCGCAACAGCGGGAGCTGTGCCGCCTTTTGGGCGAGGAGGGCTTGAGTATCTCAGAAGCCAGCGAGTTGCTTAAGACGCCCCGGAGCACTTTGTACGAGGACATCAAGCGTATCAAAGCCATATTCCAGCAGGAAAACCTTCAGGAGTATCTCGATTGAAAAAAGTTCCGACACTTTTTGAAGTTTTCCGGAATGTACGCCTTGGAGGAAAAAAAGATGCAGGTTTGCAGGTTCAAATTTAATAAAAACGTAAGCCGTGAGCAGATTGAGGAAAAGATCGCCTTTGCGGTCGTGGCCGCTGAATGCACGTTTGGGCAGGCGAAGGTCAGGCTCAATGCGGCTTACCTTGCGGCGGACAACAAGGTTGTCATTGATGTCTCAAGTCCGGTTGGTGAGCACATAGCGGAGGTTTTTACTGGGCTTCTTATCAAGGATTACGGCGAGCAGTCATTCACGGTGGAGAGGGTGCGCAATGAAGGTAGTTCGGGGACTAAAGGAAATCTATAAACGCTTGAGTTGGTACAACCGCATGAGATTGCGGGAAGCCAATTGCAAGGAATTAAGGAGAAGGCAGTGAGTCTTTACAGGCACCAAAAAGAAGCTGTCGAGTTTGCGGTACGCAATCGTGGGTGCTGTGCGTTTTTTCATGATCCCGGTTTGGGCAAGACACTCACGGGGCTTGAGGTGTTCCGCTATTACAGAAGCAAGATCCCGGGGCTTCGATTGTTGGTTGTCTGTCCGCTTTCCTTGGTCAACTCGGCGTGGGGCGAGGACATTAAGAGGTTTACCAATTTCACCTATGCGCCATTTAAGGAAATTAAGGGCGAGGTGCCGGATATCGTGGTTATCAATTACGAGTGCCTTATCTCGAAAAAGAATTTGCCGCTTGTGGAGTCGCTTATTTGGAAGCACCGCTTCATGTGCATACTCGATGAAAGTTCTCGTCTTAAAAATAACAAGAGCATCACCACAAAAACGCTTCTCGATCTGTCAGGGAATTTTAATTATCGGTTGGTCGCATCAGGAACGCCCATGCCGAATAGCGAGCTTGAGTTATGGGGGCAGATGAATTTCGTCCAGCCGGAGTTGCTTCATAAATCGTTCTACGCATTTCGCAATACCTATTTTCATTTGGAGCGCAACGGCATCATGCGGCAGGGAAGCCGGTACATGAGTAAGGACGAGATCCGAGAAATCTTCAGTCAAGGATGGAAGTACGCAATCACCGATGAGAACAGGGAATGGTTGATGAGCGAGATTAAGCCGTTCGCGCACTGGGTAAAAAAAGAGGAAGCGTTGGATCTTCCCGAGAAGATTGATGAGACCCGGGAGGTCACGCTCTCGGCGCAGGAGCGCAAGGCTTATAAGGAAATGGAAGATTTGCTCATTACCGAGATTGACGGCGTTGAGGTAACGGCGCAAATCGCTCTCACTAAACTCATGAAATTACGTCAGGTGACAGCCGGGTTTTTGTATTCGGCGACAGGGGCGGCGCTTCAGATCGGCAGTTCCTCAAAACTTAAAGAGCTTGAGGAGGTGTTGGAGGAGTTAGGCAGTCAGCCGGTGATTATCTGGGTGCAGTTTCACCACGAGGTAAACGCTATCCATAAACTCATCAGCGATAAGTACGGAGCGGATCAGGTCACGACGCTTTATTCGGAAACGCCGGATCGGGACGAATCAATCAACAAATTCAAAAATAACGAGGTGCGGTATTTGATCGCTCATCCTCGGTCAGCGGCGCACGGGCTTACGTTCGTGAATTGCTCGGCGATGGTGTTTTTCAGCCTCGATTATTCGTATGAGGCGCACGCTCAGGCGAGGGATCGCATTCACAGGATCGGGCAGAACAAGAGTTGTCTATACGTGTATTTAGTCGCAAATAATTCGATTGACGGGGAGCTTTTGAAAGTTTTACAACGCAAACAGTCATTGCAGGACGTGGTCTATGGAATCGTCAGAAACAAGGCTAAAGGAAAAAGTCCTCGCAATGCTTAGGAGGGAATTTGGCGATGCGTGGGTTTACAAAACGTCGGATAGATGGAAGGCGGGAATCCCGGACGTGCTTATCTGCAGGAAAGGACGCTTTTTTGCGGCCGAGCTTAAAGCCGGGAATAACAAGGCTACGAGAATACAGCTTTACGTTCTTGAGCAGATTAAACGTGCCGGTGGGCGTGTGGCTGTGTGTCGTAGTGTGGATCAGGTCAGGAATCTACTTACTAACGAAGGAGGTGATTTAAATGGTTAAGGTAGGAGAGAAACTTCTCATCGCTGTCAAGGTCATCAGTATCACTGAGACCGAAAGCGGCGTCTTTTACAAGGTCGCTCCGCTGGATAAAGAGCGGCATTACGACACGATGAATATTTATGACAAGGATATTCAGTCGTGTATGGGGCAGGAAGTCAAGGGAGGTAAATAATGCCAGAGAAAGACACAGAACGAGAGTTGCTGTCTCGGTTCAAATGCGCACGAGAACGCCGGGAAGAAATAAAGACGGCGTTGGATCAGGCGCAGGAGGAATACGAGAAAGCGGAATCACGGCTCATCGAGTTTATGGAAGCGAATGGCGCCATATCCACAGCGAAATATGAAGGCATCGGGTATGCGCAGATTCAGAAACCAAGACTCTATGCGAGCTGTCGGCAGGAGAACATGGACAGGCTTTTTGATTTCCTTAAAGACCAACAGCGTGAGGATCTTATCAAGACAACTGTCATGCCGCAGACCCTTTCGAGCTTCACGAAAGAATGCATAGAAGCTGGAATCGAGCTTCCGGAGTTTATCAATTATTACTTAAAACCAACAGTCAGGCTTTACGCCTGAAAAACTAAGGAGGCATGACATGAGTCAGGAAATCGTAAAAGCGCAGGGCGGTGCTCTAATGCAAGCGGACAAGGAACAGAGAGGTTTTGAATCCGGCGTTGATCAGCAGGACTTGATCATCCCGAGAGCGAAGCTCATTCAGGCGTTATCGCCTGAGATGCAGGAAGGGTTGCCCGGCATAAAGGTCGGGGCGATCATTAATTCGCTCACGAAAGAGGCGTTACCGGAGGAGTTTATCCCGATATTCTCCTTCAAGAATTACATTCGTTTTAACCCAAGAAGCAAGGACGATCCGAATTTCGATTCGGACTTCGAGCCGGGAGCGATTATCTGGCGTTCAGCGGACCCGAATGATCCGCAGGTTCAGGCGCAGACGAAGTTCGGGCCTAACGGCGAGAAACCGGTGGCGATAACGTTCCTTAATTTCTTCTCGTACTTCCCGGGCGTGCCGATGCCGGTGATCGTAAGTTTCGCAAAGACGAGTTATCGCACCGGAAAACAGCTTTTATCGCTGGGCAAGTTCCGAGGCGGGGATATGTTTTCCCGCAAGTATCGTTTGACCTCGCAGATGGAGACAAACGATATCGGGACGTACGCCGTTTTGAGGGTGGCGCCTGTGGGCGACGCCGCACCGGAGGAGTTCGCCGTGTGCGAGAGGTTGTGGAAGGACTTCGCCGCAAAAGCGAAGGATATACAGGTTCACGTTGAGGATACCACGGAGGAAGAAAGACCATATTAAATACATAAGGGGTGGGGACGTTTTGTCCTCACCCCTGTTTTTATAGGAGTGTGTTTATGAAAATACCGGAACAGTTACGTGATAACCGGTATGGTTTCCTCAAACTCCGTGGTCAGACAAAGATACCGCTCGAGACAGGATGGCAGAAGAAACCGTACCGATTTATTGATATAGAGGCGTGGGTTAATACCGGCAACAATTACGGCGTGATGGGCGGCGAGGGTGAGCTTATCGTTCTTGACGCTGATCAGAAAAGGATCAGCGAGATCGCTGAGTCGGACTTGCCGAAAACATTCACGGTTAAAACACCGAAATGCGGGCATCATTATTATTTTTTGTGCCAAGAGATCACACGCAAGATTGTCCTTAATAAAGACAAAGAACATTTCGGCGAGATTATCTCGAGTGGCGCTCAGGTGGTCGGGTGCGGTTCGATTCATCCGGACACAAAGACTGCGTATGAGCTTTTTCGTGATATGGGGATAACTCGCATCAGCCGGGAGGAAATCTTCTCGCCGTTCGCTGAGTTTTTGCTTGATGACAAGCAGTTGTTTGACGGCATTAAGCCGGAAGATTTGGATATCATGACCGTTCTGCAGAAGAACGGCGTTGAGCTTAAAAAAATATCAGGGCAGTACGCTTGCACGCATCCGGTTCATGGTTCAAAGACCGGGATGAATCTTGTTGTTCATCCGCAGAAGAACGTCTGGAAATGTTTCCGCTGTAATTCAGGCGGAGGCACGCTTCTTCTGATCGCCGTGCTTGAGGGGATTATTGAATGCCAAGAAGCGAAGCCGGGAGTTTTGCGTGGTGAGTTGTTTAAGAGAACCGTTAAGGCCGCAGAGGAGAAGTATGGTTTTAAGGTTAAACGTGAGGAGACGTCAAGTTTTCCGAACGGGTTATGGAACGATGAGTGGAACGCAAAGCGGCTTGTGGAGCGACACTCCGGGCTTATCAGGAATTGCGATAATCTCGGCGGATGGCATGTCTGGGATGGCAAGGCGTGGAAGCTCGATGAGATTCACGTTATCACGGCTCTTTCCCGGGATACGGTAAAGACTTTTCATGATTACCTTCAGCAGATGGATGAGGACGAGCAGAAGTATTTTATCAAGCATATGCGCATCTCAGGTAATGAGGCGAGGCTTAGAGCGATGTCGAATGTGGCTCGAAGCTGGCCGGGGATGTCGGTTCGGTCTGATGATTTCGATGCGGATCCGTATTTATTGAATTGCCAGAACGGCGTGCTTGATTTAAAGGCGGGGAAGATTATCCCGCACAGCCCGGACTTTCTTCTCACGAAAATATGCAACACATATTTTGACTCGAAGGCGCAATGCCCGGAGTGGTTGAAGTTTCTTGATACTATTTTTAAGGGTGATAAAGAGTTAATCGATTTTATTCAGAAGGCTGTCGGTTATGGACTTACCGGCGATGTGTCGCAACAGGTGTTTTTTATCCTGCATGGTGATGGTGCGAATGGTAAGTCAACTTTCGTTGAGACGTTCTATAAGATTCTTGGCAGTTACGCCGCAATAACGCCTACCTCGACATTGATAGCGAAGCGGGGAAATGAAATTCCCAACGATGTCGCACGGCTTAAAGGCGCACGCTTCATTATTTCATCAGAGCTTGAGCGTTCAAAGACGCTTGATGAGGCGTTGGTCAAACGCTTCACGAGCGAGGAGCCGATCTCGGCTCGGTTTTTAAGGCAGGAGTTTTTCGAGTTTAAACCCACCGGCAAGATTTATCTCTCAACAAATTATAAGCCCACGATTAAGGGAACGGATGACGGCATCTGGCGGCGCATCCGGCTTATTCCGTTTGAGCATAAATTTGAAGGCGAGAACAAGATTGAGAAGTTCGCTGAGAAGTTTTTGTATCCGGAATTGCCCGGCATATTGCGCTGGGCTGTTGAGGGTTTTCTAAAGATGCAGAAGGAGGGCATGAAGCCGCCGCAGATCGTGCAGTGCGCAACGCAGGACTATAAATCCGATGAGGACGCCATCGGCGCTTTCTTGGATGAGTGCTGTGAGTTTGGCGAGATGGAGACGGTCGCTGTTTCCGAGCTTTACGATTCGTTTAAGGAAAACTCGGACGCTTTCATGCGCAAGAAAGACTTCAGCGATTACATGGAGAAGCACGGGTATCAGAAGGACAGAGGCACGGTTGGTCGGCTTAAAGGCAGGTATTACTGGCGAGGGCTTAAACTTCGGGAGTTGCCGAAGGGGGAGGATTCAGATGAGCGGCCATATTAGGGTTAAAAAGTCCACCGCTATAAATCGTTTATTATCAACGAGTTCTGGCGAGTGGTGGAGATAGTGGAGTTTTTTACCTATAACTCATGTATGAGAAAAGTTTTGTTTTTATATATATGTACAGGAGAAATGGAAAATCTCTCCACTTTCTCCACCGCATTTGCGTAAGTCGTTGATTTGTAAGGAGTAAACTGCGGTGGAGTTTTTTAGAGGGTTAGCCCTTTGGAGGTGCAATGGATAAGCACGAGCAGTTTAAACGGCTCTATAAGAAATTCTTGGATGGCTCACGCTGGCTCAACAAGAAGATGCAGGAAGGCACAGCGACAGAGAAGGACAAGGAAGAATTTAACCTGCAGGTAGTCGAGCCTATGGACGCTATGTGGGCAACGTTCACTGATGAGGAGAAGGCGGGCTGGGAGCAGGTTAAGTACGCAGTTGATCTGTTTGAGGGAACGATTGTTCTCGAGGATGAGGTGAAGTCAAGCAAACAAGATGAGGCACGAAGCAGGAGGAAGAAGAAGCGATGGAGAAGATATTCCCAATCATATTAATCGTCTTAGATTTCGCCGCAGGTGTGGTGTACGCATGCGGTGGTGATGTACGGCACGCAATCTACTGGGCGGCCGCAGGAGTATTGACGATATGCGTGACGTTTTAACGCAAGTATTTTTACGGGTCCTTCCGGGGGCGGCTTGGGCGAGGGTCGGGCGAGGCGCATTTTGTGAGTGATTTAAAATTTTAAAAATGCGTGTCAGTGTCAGTAAGGTCAAAACAATGCGGCCAAAACGGTCACAAAGGGCTCAAAAAGGCGTGTTTTGTGGGTAGATTCGTTAATTAACGAGCAAAAAGGAGGAATTTCGATGGCGAATATTAATGTTAATCCGGACATTTGCGATGTCAGTGTGTCAGAGCTGAAACCGGCTCCGTATAACCCGAGAGAGATTTCGGACGAGGCGTTGGCGGGGCTTCGGCAGTCGCTTGAGCGATTCGGGATGGTGGATTTGTTGGTAGTCAATAAACGCAACATGAGAATCATCTCGGGGCATCAGCGTTACAAGATTTTGCAGGAGGCGGGCGTTGAGAAAGTAACCGTCATCATGGTTGATGTGGACGAGATCGCCGAAATGGCGATGAACGTCACGCTTAATTCTCAGGAGATCGCTGGGCAGTGGACAGCGGCGTTGATTCCGCTTCTTGAGAAATTGCGCACCGAGAATGGTGACGCATATATCGCTTTACGTTTACAGGAACTCAGGGATCAGGTGCGGGAGTTTGAGCAAGAGAATATTGGCAAGACTTTACCGGATGATTTACCTGAACCGCCGAAGGATTTAATCACCAAGCCCGGTGATTTATGGATTCTTGGTGATCACCGTTTGTTGTGTGGTGACAGCACCAAAGAAGAAGATGTCGCACGGTTGATGGACGGAGAGCAGGCGGACTTGCTTGCGACAGACCCGCCGTACTGCGTTGATTATACCGGCAAGAATAGACCCAACGGTGGCAGGGATTGGTCGAACGTTTATCACGAGATCGATATCCCGGATGCATCGGCTTTCATGAGAAGTTTTTACTCGGTCGCTCTGAAATTTATCAAACCGCATACGGCGTTGTATCTCTGGCACGCATCGAAGCGCAGAAGTGAGATCGAGTGTGTATGTCAGGAACTAAATATTCTCATTCACCAGCAAATAATATGGGTTAAGCCGTGCGTGATTTTGACCTATTCGTTTTATTCATGGCGGCATGAGCCATGCCTTTTGATGTGGGTTAAAGGGCAGAAGCCGCCTTATCGGCCGAAGGACAAATCTATCGGAAGCGTCTGGTCGATTGACTTCGTGCGCTCAGGCGATCCGACTACGCCAGAGTATCACACCGATGTTTGGGAGCTTGATTGGGAAGGAAAGAAGCGGGGAAGCTCGATCGCAGAACATCCTACGGTTAAACCGACCGAGGTGTTCGCCATACCAATACGGGTACATACGCAGGTGGGGAATATTTGTTTTGAGCCTTTTTGCGGATCGGGTTCACAGATAATCGCCGCAGAGAGATTAAATCGCCGGTGCTTCGCCATGGAACTTGAACCGTTCTTCGTGGATGTGGCTGTTAAACGCTGGGAAGAATTTACCGGAAAGAAAGCGGTGAGAGCTTAATGGAAGAAGTAAAGCCGAAACAGAACTTGGCGGATATCGCCCGGAAGAAACGTTACCTGCACTTAATTGAAAAATTGCACAGCGGCACGCCGTTAACCAAGATCGAGATCAGAGAGCTTGAGGAATTTGAGAAAGAACCGGAGGCACCGACCGTTGTTAAGAGCGCAGAGGAAGTAGCGCAGTTCATGGACGTGTCGGAGCGCACGGTTTACCGCTGGCGTAATGAAGGCATGCCGGTAACCAAGGACGGGTACTACGATCTTGAGCGGATCAGGGTTTGGTTTGAGGAAAGAGAAAAGACCGGTGATGGCGAAGGCAAAGCGTATTGGGAAGAAAAGATCAGGAAGTACAAAGCGACGCTTCTTGAGATTGAGTTGAAGAAAGCTCAAGGCGAGCTTATCTCGAGCGAGGAAGTCGAGCGTGGGCGCATTTCAAGGATCATTGGGGTAAAGCGTGCATTCTTGGCGTTGCCGACACGGCTCGCTCCGGCTCTATCTATGCAGGAGCCGAGAGAAATTGAGGTAATTCTTTATGAAGCGATTTCGGAAATTATCGATGAATTCGCGGGAGTTGTGAATGAGAACAGCGAAACAGGACAGGAGAATTTGGACACAGGCGGAGCGGCAGGCGTGGAAGCGCCCGGCAAAGATAACGGTCAGCCAGTGGGCTGATCAGTATCGATATCTTAATCCGGTAACGTCAGCCGAGCCGGGCAGGTGGAAGACCATACGCACGCCGTATCTTCAAGGCGTTATGGATGCTTTCACGGATCCGTATGTCGAGGAGATTACGGTCATGGCGGCTTCGCAGGTCGGCAAGACTGAGGGCATGTTTAACATGCTGGGATACCTGATTGATCAAGACCCGGGCCCCACATTGGTGGTGTTGCCGAGGGAAAACGACGCAAAGAGCGTTTCCTATAATCGTGTGCTTCCCATGATTCACGGTTCTCCGGTTCTTCGCAACCGCATGCCGGTTAATGCTGACGATATGACGAAACTCGAATATCGTTTTGACCGGATGATTCTTTTCTTCGCTGGATCGAATAGTCCTGCTGATCTTGCCTCACGCCCGATTCGTTATTTGTTTTTAGACGAGATAGATAAATACCCGAGATTCTCGGGACGTGAAGCGGATCCGATTAAGCTGGCGACCGAGCGGCAGAAAACATTCTGGAATAAAAAGACGGTTAAAGTATCAACACCGACTACTCGTGACGGTTATATTTTTCGTGAGTTTGAGAGATCTGATCAACGCAGGTTTTTCGTTCCGTGCCCGCATTGCGGCGGGTATCAGATACTCGTGTTTGGTCAAATCAAATGGCCGGAGCATGAACGGTCAGCGGAGAAGATCAGGAATGAGCGTCTTGCGTGGTATGAGTGTGAGCACTGTAAAAAGCGCATCGATGATTATCAGAAACAACAGATGCTTTCTCATGGGAAATGGGTGCCGAAGGACTGCGAGATTAATGAACAAGGCGAGATATGGGGAGAGAAGATCAAGAGCAAGCACAGAGGATTTTGGATCAACTCGCTTTATTCGCCGTGGCTTAATTGGAGCGATATCGCCACTGAGTTTTTGAAATCAAAAGATTTTATTGAGCTGTTGATGAACTTCGTGAACTCGTGGTTGGCGGAGGTTTGGGAGGAGAAGATTGAGGAGACTACGGTTGATAGAGTCAGGGCGCACGCATGCGAGTATACCGAGGGAATTGTTCCGGATGAAGCGGTTGTCTTAACGGCGGGCATTGATGTTCAGAAAGATCATTTTTATTACGTCATACGTGGATGGGGTTATGAGGAGCAGTCTTGGCTTGTGCGGAGCGGTTCTTTGGAATACTGGGACGACTTAGTTGAGGTTCTGTTTAAGACGGAATACAGGAAATTTTCGGGAGAAGAAACGCTTCCGGTTTATATGACGTGTGTTGATTCCGGCTTCAGGACTGATGAGGTATATCACTTCTGCAGGAAATGGCATGATCGAGCGAAGGCGATCAAGGGGCAGGAGGAATTAACGGACGGCAGGTTTTATCGTGCGTCCAAGATCGATATCAATTCACGCACGGGAAGCATTATCAAAAATGGTCTTGTGTTATGGAATCTTAATGTCACGCAGTACAAGGATAAAATCAGCCGCCTCGTGGCGAGCAAGGATCCGGCGAAATGGCATTTGTTTAAGAATCCGTCAGATGAGTATCTTGCGCAGTTCACCGCAGAACATAAAGTTTTGATAAGAAACAGAAACACCGGCAAGGCGAAAGAAGTCTGGCAGAAGAAACGCTCCTCGATTGCGAATCATTATCTTGATGCGGAAGTCTACGCCATTGCGGCGGCGGATATAATCCGTGCGCTTAATCTGCGCAGAGATGAACGTACGGTTCATAAAGATATACGGCAGGAACACAGTCGTTCCAGCTGGATCCGCACAAGAGAAGGGTCGTGGATTTAATGGGCGGCAGATGGCTGAACAGGCACGAGAATTGGCTTCATAAAAAAACTGCCGAACGACGCCCGGTTGGAC